AACTGTTGCAAGAGTTGTAATAGGTTTAAGAGTAGATAATTTAACTTCTTCTGAATTAAAAAGAGATGTTAGATTATTTGCAAAACAATATCCTAATGATTTTATGGAGGCTTTAAATGATCCTTTATTGCGTCTTCAAAACAAATGCGCTAAATTTTTTAGTCAAAATCTTTTGATTCTTAAAAACAAAAAAGATGTTTACTACAATATAGCTGGTAATAAAAATAAATTATTGACAGTTCCTTATGGAGAAGACCCATTATTTATATTAGCTTCGTTTCTTCAAAGTGACGAAGGATTGGAGGTTTTAAGGATATTAGATTCAAAGTTAGATTAATAGCAAACTACTAACTATTTCCAAAAAGGGGCTTTGATTATTCAAGCCTCTTTTTTTTTGTATATTTGTGAAAAGGATTATCAATGGCATCTATTATAAATACAGTAAGAGCAACTGTTCTTTCAATTGCAAACAAAAACAACTATGGGTATATAACCCCTAGTGACTTTAATTTATATGCAAAACAAGCTCAATTAGACATATTTGAAGATTATTTTTATGAATATAACAATTGGATTGTAAAGCAAAATGCTAGAGTTTCAGGAAGCGGATATGCTGATATTGTAAAGGGACTCGTAGAAGTTGTAGATAGCTTTTCTTTAACAAGCAGTTATACTCCTATTTTAAATCAATTTGATTTACCAAATGACTATTATTTAGTTAATAAAATTTATTTTACTACAGACAGTACAGAAATAGAAAGAGTTAGTCAAAGCAAAATACTCTCATTAAATGCTTCTCAATTAACAGCTCCGTCTGAAATGTTTCCTGCGTATACGCTTGAAGGAAATACAGTTACTATATACCCCTCATCTACTAAAACCATAAAAACACAATACATAAGATATCCAAAAGACCCTAATTGGACTTATATTTCATTAAACCAAGGAGAACCTGTTTTTGACCGATCAGCAGCCGATTATCAAGATTTTGAATTACCATTATCTGATCAAGTTAATTTAGTAAACAAAATACTTCAATATGCAGGTATGTCAATAAGAGAAATACCATTAGTTCAATTTGGTCAAGCAGAAGAAAGCTTAGAAAACACACAACAAGGATAAGATATGGCATATTTAACACAGTATCAATATTATGAAAATGATGGAAATAATCCTGAAAATGCTAATTGGGGTTCATATCAATATATTACATTAAAAGACATAGTAAATAACTTTGAGTTAATGTATGTTGGAAATGATAAATTAATAAATAACGTAGAAAGATATAATATTTTATTTCATGCAAAACGAGCAATACAAGAATTAAATTATGATTCTTTAAAAGAAATTAAAATTTTAGAATTAGCAGTTGATGATACTTTAAGATTTATTTTGCCAAGTGATTATGTTAATTGGGTTAGAATTTCAATGTATAAAAATGGAATATTATTACCTTTAACTGAAAATATTCAAACAAATTGGAGTGACGCATATCTTCAAGATAATAATTATAAAATATTATTTGATCAAGATGGTAATGTTTTAAAACCTGAGTTTTCAACGGTGGATATTGATAGAATTACAGGAAGCAATAAAACTATATATTTAAATGCTGAAAGTCCTTATGACGGACAAGAAGGTTATTTTTATAATGGAATATGGTATTTTGAATATCCTATCGGCGGAAGATATGGTTTAAATACTGAGACAGCAAATCAAAACCCTACTTTTAAAATAAACAAAAAATCAGGAGTAATTAATTTTAGTTCAGATATGGCGGGAGAGTTAATTGTTTTAGAATATGTTTCAGATGGAATGGAGAGTGGTGTAAATGCGGATATAAGTGTAAATAAATTATTTGAAGAGTTTATTTATGCTTACATAAAATATGTAATACTTTCAAGCAAATTCGGTGTTCAAGAGTACATTATAAATAGAACTAAAAAAGAAAAATCAGCTCTTTTAAGAAACGCAAAAATAAGATTAAGCAATATCCATCCAGGGAGATTATTAATGAACCTAAGAGGTCAAAACAAGTGGATAAAATAATATGGCTAAAATTCAAAAGAACTTTATAAAAGGTCGAATGAATAAATCCGTTGATGAACGCTTAGTTCCTCAAGGAGAATACATAGACGCTTTAAATGTTAGGTTAGGTTCTACTGAAGGAACTGAAATAGGAGCAGTAGAAAACTCTAAAGGAAATAGTCTTTTAGTTGAAATTAAATATTTAAATCTTCCCCTAACATCCAATGCAAGGTGTATTGGCGCATATGAAGATGGAGCCAATGAAACTATCTATTGGTTTGTTCATGACCAAAATAACATATTGTCTCCAACAGGGAAAGTTGATATGATTATTTCATTTAATATTCAAAATTCTATTTTATTTTACCACGTTATATCTACTTCTGTATTAAATTTTAGTAAGGATTTTTTAATTAATGGAATAGATTTAATTGGAGATTTATTGTTTTTTACAGACAATTTAAATCCTCCTAGAAAAATAAATATAAATAGAAATTACTTAGAGCCCGTTTCTGGAATAGACCAAATAACAGAACAAGATATAGGTTTAATAGTGGCGCCTCCCTTAAGTGCTCCTGTATTAAATCAAATTCAAATTGCAGGAGAAGAAAATTATATGGATGACTTGTTTTTAAGTTTTGCATATAGGTGGCAATATGAAGATGGAGAGTATTCTGCTATATCACCATTTACAAGAGTATCGTTTACTCCGGGCCCATTTCAGATAAATTATGACACATACAATAATGATGGAATGAAAAACATCTTTAATAGTGTTAATATTTCTTTTGATGTTGGAGGAAGAAATGTAAAAGATGTTGATGTTTTATTTAAATTCTCAACAAGCCAATCAGTAAATGTAATTGAAAGATATAATAAAATTGACCAAGGTTGGCTTGACAATACAACTCAATCTATTCAGTTTACAAATAAAAAAATATACACAGCTCTTCCTGAAGAACAATTATTAAGACTTTATGATAATGTGCCTAGATTAGCTCAAGCTTTAACTATAATGGGAAATAGATTGATGCTTGGTAATTATGTTGATGGCTATGATGTTGTAAATGAAAATGGCAAACAAATATATTTAAACTATGATTTATCTTTAATAACAGAGTCTTTAGTAAATGATGAGCTTGAGGGTGTTAGAAACTCTTTTAATTATACCATAGATAATATTGTGTCAGTTCAAAATTCATTGGTTCAAATAAATTTTGCAGGATTAAATTTAATACAGGGATCTCAAATAGGAATTGATTTTAATTATGTTAGTTCTCAATATAGTGGTGACCCTTTATATGATGACGGCACTCAGCCTGAAAATCAATTTAATTTTACATTTTTATTTAATTTACAAGAAAACTATTCTAATATTCATGATTTAGTTACTAGTCCAGAATTTGTGGATGCAGTATCTTCGTTTCAACCTATTCCGAATTGCTCTGATGGAACTTCTGTTACTGATGTTTTTAACTGTGGAATCGTAGCCAAAAATAATTGGTCTTATGATGGATTTGGTGTTGCAGGTATAAATGAAGGATTTGTTATACAAAGTTCAGCAGGAAGTGATGTTGTAGGAATTATTGTTCCAGGGCTTAGGTTTGAAGAAATAGCAGCTCCAGGGAATTATGCTTACGAATATTTACAAGCAATTGAGGTGACTGGATTATACTCATTAGACTCATCAAAAGAAAGTCTTCATAGTAATAGAGACTATGAAATTGCAATAGTGTACATGGATGACTATGGAAGAAGCACAACTGCATTAGTAGATACAGAAAATACTGTTTACATTCCATGTGAAAACTCAATAACAAAAAATAATATAAGAGTACAATTAAATAATTATCCTCCTTATTGGGCTACAAAATATAAATTTGTTATCAAAGAGTCCAAGACAGGATACAGAACAATTTATTCTAATATATTTTTTAGAGAAGAAGAAACTGGCAATGTATGGTATAAACTTGAAGGAGATAATAGGGATAAAGTTAAAGATAATTCTAATTTATTTGTAAAATCAGATAGCAATGGTCCTGTTCTTAGATGCACAGAAACTAAAGTTTTAGACTTTCAGAGTCAAACAGAAGATTTTTTATGTACAAAAGACGCAGATGGACAGGTTATATCAGGGACTTGTGGTCAGCCTGCTGGAACTTATATGCAGCTTAAGCCATCTAATTTTGCTGCAAATGCCCCAGATAATTCATTTATAGACAAAACAAGTCAAGGAGGTTTTAGTTATATTACTCAATCACCTAATACAGGTTCTAGTTATAGCTATGCAAGGGTTTCTTGTGCATTTGAAGATGACGCAAATCCTGGATCCTATATTCCTTTTGATATTCCGTCAGGCAGTATAATTGAATTTAGATTTAATACTAATAGAAACAAAAGAGGGTCTAGATGTGGAAGCAGAAGGTATGACTACAACAAGACATTTACAGCAGGTCAAGATTATTCAGATTTAGCTGCGTTTGTTGCTGGTCAAAATATAGATTTTACAAATGGAATATCAACTGGTAGTGATGATACAATAAATACTATAGACCAAATTAATGGGATACAGCCTTATTTTACAAATTATGTTAATCCAGGGACAACGACTATTAGTTTTCAAGAAGAAGCAGATGGAAATCTTTGGTTAATTATACAAACAGGTACTCCTAGCTGTTCTTCTCCAGATAAAAGAGGTTCTTATGAAACGGTTCAAATTGTTGTTAATAGAACCACTACTTTAAGTATTTTTGAAACTGAACCAATACAGGCAAATGATGAGCTTTATTATGAAAACGAACAAACTTTTGATATTGTAAATGGATTTCATTTATCAGGTAGTGCAGACTCTGACCAACCTCAGACATTAAGTCAACCTGCAATTGTTGATTTAAGTTTTTTTAACTGCTATACTTTTGGTAATGGAGTAGAATCTGACAGAATTTTAGATGCATTAACAACACCCGTCTTGTTTTTAGGCAGCAAAGTTACTTCTGTATCTGAAGAAGAATACAAGGAAGTTCACAGATTTTCAGACATAACTTATAGCGGAGTATTTAATCAAGAAAGCAGGTTAAATAAATTAAATCAATTTAATTTAGCTTTAGCAAATTTTAAAACTCTTGAAAGAGAGTTTGGCCCATTAAGAAAAATGCATGCAAGACAAACTGATATTCTTACTTTGCAGGAAGATAAAATATCATATGTATTGGTTGGTAAAAATTTATTATCTGATGCGGCTGCAGGCGGCGCCATAACATCTATTCCTGAAGTTTTAGGAACTCAATTAGCTAGAATAGAAGAATACGGAATAAGCAATAACCCTGAAAGCTTTGCTGTTTATGGATTTGATGTTTATTTTACAGACGCAAAAAGAAGTTCTGTTATAAACTTAAAAGGAGGCTCTGCAAAATCAGACAAGCTTTCTGTTATATCTCAAGTAGGTATGCGTAGTTGGTTTAGAGATTTATTTTTAAAATCATTTTTTACAGAAAAACTTGGTGGGTTTGATCCATATATGAATGAATATGTGTTAAGTTCAAATGCAAATTTAGTTCCTGTTCCTGCTTTGGAAAGAGAATGCGGATATGTCTTAGAGCAGCTAAATACTTTAAATACTTTTTCATTTAATTTAAACTTAGGAACTACTATTGGTGATGTAAATATAGATTACAATATATCTTCAGGCAGTTTGGCAGTTTCTATTTTTTACAATCAAAATCTTATAGTAAATGCTTTTATTTCAGGAACAGGCGTGTTGACGTTTAACAAGCCTCAATCAAACCCAATATTAGCTCAAATCGTTATAGTTCCTCAAGAAAATACTAGCTATACGATGAAGTTTAATTGTCCTGAAACAACAGAATTAACTGTAAGACAAATATTTTTAAATAGCCCTACAGATGTGGGTGAAACAGCAAAAATAAGATATAAGTGGGAATTATCATCAAACATAAGTCCTTATAACAATAACTTTATAGTAATGGAATCAGATGGGGTTTCATTGTTTCAAGACCAAACAGGCCCAGAATCTTTTGGAACAATACCCGCGGAGGGCTCAATTGTTACGATGCAGATAAAAACATTAACAGTTTTTAATCCGCTTTCCGATAAATTATTATACTTAATATCTGATGTTAATTATCAAGAATCTGATATAAGTACATTAATTCCATTATTAAATAATATAACACCAATACAAAGCTTTCCTACAAGCGGATCGTATTATGCTCAATTTATTTATCAAAATCCTAGTGACGAAAAATTCTTATATTTGGTATGGGATTTAAGAGATAGTGCAATTGAGACTTTTTGTTATGATGCAACAAGCTTTCAATCTGCTTGCTGTGATTGCGTAAGCGAACCGGGAATCATAAGTGAGTTTTGTTATGACGCATCATCAGAAGTATCTGCTTGTTGTGATTGTGGGTCTCAACCTTAAAAAAATATAAATGGCAACAACAGTAAATAAGTATTTAGATAACGCAGATTTTTTATTAGCAACAGCTGTTTTTGATGACGCAGCTCTAACGACTCCTGCGGCTGATGGATTTTATCAGCAAAATGGAATATATAGAGAACAATCTGGCGGAGCTTTAATTGCGGGATCAACAACATGCCCTTCTTGTTCAGGAAACTCACAAGAGTTAAGACTTAATGGGGTTTCGGCACAAAACCTATGTTGTACATCTAGCACACTATATACTGCTCATTTTGCTACAGGTGATTCTTTTACAAACCCAGCTACTACATTAATGTATGCTGACTCAGGTCTTCTAAACTTAGCCCCAGATGGATGGTATAAATTAAAAAATTCCACTCAATACAGGCAGCAAAACTTAGGTGTACTGGGAGCTTTAACAGCTTGTCCTACATGTCCGTCAGGAGGATTTTTTATGTCTCAAGGAAGAAGCGTTTGTACTGATTTTTGCGCAACATCACCAAGTTATGTTTGTACAAGCCAACAATATGTTGTTAGTGGTAATGATTACTTTACTCTTACTATTGGAGATGTTATAGCAGGTGCGTTTACTTTTGTTGATGGATACTATGCGTATGCAGACACTAGTGGAGTATCAACTCCTAATGGGGTTTTTAGAATAATGGAGCTATTTAACAATGAAGTTGTTGATATACTTGAATGCGATAATGTGCCAGGGGGCCCTTGTGTAAATCTTTAAAATATGGCTGAAGATAATTTATGTTACGGATGGTTACCAGTAAATTTTTACATGGTAGATATTGTTTTTAAAGCTAATACCACATATTATTATGGTAATTTTAATACGTTCACAAATGGAGAAACTGATTATCCATATTCTGGATTAATAAAATTAAATGAAGATTTAAGCGTTGATACTGCTTTTGATACTGGGACTGGGTTTAATCAAATTTTATATGTAGGAGAAAGCATTACGATACAAGATGATGGAAAAATAATATGTACAGGATTTTTTACTTCATTTGATGGAGTTACTCAAAACAGAATAACAAGATTAAACGCTGATGGTTCTATAGACTTGGCTTTTTCTCAAAATATTGGAACAGGATTTAATAATTACACTCAAGGGTCTAAAGTAGACTCTAATGGGTCAATAGTTATTACAGGATTGTTTAATAATTTTAATGGCACACCATCTAGTCGTATTGCTAGATTGTTGTCTGATGGAACAATAGACCCTAGTTTTGCGATTGGTTCAGGTTTTTCAGGTGGTAGTAACACAGGAACTGATGTTTTAATAAACCCTGACAACTCAATGTTTTGTTTAGGGTATTGGAATACATTTAATGGGGTAGCAACTTCCCCTGGAATAACAAAATTAACCTCTACAGGAGCATTAGACCCTTCTTTTGATGGAGGAACAGGAATATTTCCATACTTATGTATAAATAATGGTCAGGTATGCTATCCTAATTATTTTTTTAGATACGCAAACGAAACTTCTTTTTACGTAACAGGGAATCTTACTAGATATAACGATGTCTCTGTTGGATATATTGTTAAAATTAATGAAGATGGCTCTATAGATACTTCTGCTAATTTTGGACTAGGATTTAATGGTTCTACTTATTTATCTACAATTATATGGAATAATAAAATTTACATACAGGGAA